GGTCTGACAGCATCGGAATCCAGAAGGTGGGGCCTAGTTGTAAAGCACTCTTCACATACTGTAACTCTTGTTCCGATTCAATAAACATTACTTAATAATAAGTACTTTTTTTCAAAAATCCAAATCTTATTTAACAAATTCTGAAAAATCAGAAAAGTAAGCACGCACGCCGGGCATATCATTTTCTTTCAATTGAAGTGTTTTATCATTATATAACGGAGCATCAATACCAACCAATGCCCATGGAATGTCTATAAGTCTATACAAATTGCCATTAATACCGGGCTTATTAGTTTTGTTTACAGCTTTAGCAGCAGCTAAGTTAATTTCAATTATAACTGTCGGGTCATTAATACGTTGTACAGCATATCGCGTAAAACTTTTATTTTGATAGTCACGTGATGTTGGACTAGGTAAAAAGTATTCCGGAGTAGTGTGTTTATCAAATTCTTTTTTAGTTATCTTATAATACGTTTGATTTGGTAAGGCTTTGTGCTGTATAATTGATTTGTAAAGAAACTTCGAATCTCGTGTAGGTCGCATGCCAGTTAATAAACGAGAACTGGCTTTACAATATATACCAACATATTCGCTGCCATCTTCAAGTACAAACTCTCCTGGATTGGCATAGAATCCAGTTTCGATCTCAGATGCGGGATAATATTTTTTAATTCTAGTCATACGTTATGTTTTTATTAAGTCGCAAACCGTTTCTAATTTCGTCGTCCACTCATTATTAGTAATAGTATGTACAACACGTTGTACGATAAATCCTGCATGTATACCACCTTTTAAATATACATCTGGTAAAAAGGTTGTTTCTACGACATCGCCGAATCTAAAACCATATACGCCATCCAATGTTATATCTAATTTAAGTGGCCATTGTGCTGCAGTTATAGGTATCTTACCGTCTGTTACTTCTTTAGATCCGCATGCATGTGTTAGTTTTGACAATTGATCTCGAAGCGCAGCTACTTGTGCCGAACCAAACGTATCTTTGGCCATAGCATCTCTTAGTTCTATAATTTTAGCTTGTATTGCGCCTAAATCCTCGGCAGGCGATGCACTACCGCCCGTAGCCTCAACGGTGCTAGATTGCATCGATGAATTACCAGCTGCAATTGCATATGCATCTGCAGATGCCGGATTACAAGAAATAACACACTCACGCGTTATGCCGTCGCCGTTTAACGGGTCGAAGCGTACTGGTTTAAGTGTATTTGATGACTCATTACTAGGTATAATTAATACCTGTGACGGATTCTTCGGATCGGTGAATGTTGTTAGTTTTACGGCTCCTCCGGTAGCATTCGAGATATCTTCAAAAATACCTTTCAACATACTACCGACATTAAACTTAGTTTGTGCCGGTTTATCGTTAGGATCTTTAGCTCCCTCAGCAGTATTTTTCGTGTTACTAATTACAGCCCATTTAGAAGCTAAGTAACTATATGATAAAAATATTTTACTGTAATCATACGTGTCGCCCGCTAGTGGATTAATCATACCAGGTATAGCACTACTAATTAAACATTCATCTATATCTAGACCAGAATTCACTCCATAGTCTCCTATGTCTCCACCGACCATTAAAATATTTAACGGCTCGGCACTGCATATACCAGATAAATAAGCTCCGGTTGTTACGGTACTATCACATACATATCGTATTTTAGCCATTTCTCCGGCCCGCGGCATGATGTAGTCATTAATTAATCCAACCACAAGATCCAACGTACCATATATTAGTTTCGAGCTATCATCACTGCCAGCAAGGCCCATACTTTGTAATATAGAATAAATAGCTTTACCTATCTCACTTTCTGGATTCCAGTTACCTGGGTGGTCTGCCACTAGTATATAGCCCGCCGGTGCCTGTGGGAAGACGCCAGGTTCGATTTGTACCGTTTCGACTGCGCCGTTAGATTGTGCTAAATATTTTACATATTCTGGTAATGTCGTTACGGGAATAGGTTGTGCACCATTCTCGGCCGGATCTAAATACGTAACACCCAGATCTGGTATACGATTATTAGCCGACATATCAACTTCATTTGCTAATACAGCAGATCCCATTGCCTTAAAAGTACATACATATGCATTACTTTTATCAAGCTGATATCCGAAATTATAAATCATTAACTTTTTTACAGAACCAGCTGAATTACTAAATGGAGCGCCTACCAATCCAAAATCAATATCAACTGTTACCGGTTTATCGCCAGAACGTAAAGTTAAGAATTGTTTTGAAAGCGCATCAAACTTTGCTTTAGTAAAACACGTAAACTGTACTTCGGCTTGCAATAACGAACCAAATTCTTGTCCTTCATATATTGTTACTGAATTTAATACTACGCCGGGTTTACCTGTGCTGTACGTATCATCAAATGTTGTACCTGGCTGTGGCAATGTACCGCCGAGACTCGACTTTATGTTAACATATGCATTATAACGTGTTTTATAACGAGCATCTGTTAAGTTTCGACCACCAATGTTAACACTAGGTGACCTACGAAATATACTTTGTCCGCCGCTATCTGGCATTATCTATTCTCCTCTGCATCACGCAGTAAACGTGAAAATTCTATTAAAACTGATTCTGGGGGTAACCGTAACTGTAATCCCGGCGGAACCATTAAACTACCTTTACCTAATTTATTAGCATTTGCTAACAATACCCAATATCTCGGATCGCCGTATAAATCATATGCTAGTTGATCTAAACGATCGCCTTCGCGCGAAAATATATAACGATCTTCATAGCTTTTTGGTATCGTCGGTATACGTGTTGTTTGGTATGATTTTTTACCGGTACCGGTATTTTGTTTACTATATTCGTATCTATTCATTTTTATTAAATATTTTAACTGTAACTAAATACTCGAGCAGACTTATAATCCGGTCGTGTATTACCAATCCACGTTAATGACATATTAACATCAGTATACATAGGTAACTGTTGTCCTTCAGAGATCTCCCATGGTGTTTCCGTGTCCCATGTATATGATAAACTAGTTATAAACATTGGCTGATTTACATATAAGTCACCAATCGTAACTTTTATATAAATGCCATAGAACCCGCCGCCGCCATAAGCAGGATACGTTATTTTTGCTAACTGACTTAGCTTATCCCAAACATTTTTACGTTCCGCCGCCGAATGTACTACTACTTTAAATCCTACATCTATAGTACGTTCAAAACTTGCATATCTAACTTTAGCATCTGCACGGCCCTGATCTTGTACCGAATCCCATGACGGCGCAAAATTATCACCTAAGTCTGTTAAATATGCTCTAAAAATAACGTTGTTATTTGCGCCGTCCAATGTCGTTGCGTTAATAGCAGCAAAACTAAATTTAATTAAGTCTTTAACAGAACCATAGTTACCTCCAAGCTCTATATTGTTAATCGGATCTGGTTGACTAACAACCGGGCCGCTGGCGTTTCCGTTACGTTTATCGGCAACGGAATAGCTTTTATATCCATATGTTGATTCTAACGTTGGCTGTGGCCTCTTACTATCATTTGGTATACTACCATATGCTAATGTTTTATATTTAGCAATTGCAGGTGTTTGGTCTTCTGCTTTAGCTGGATTCGGAGCTTTAGTAGGAATTCCGGTAAACGTTTTCGGATCTACTTTAGCCTTTAAACTACCTTTAAGCTTAGATTCGGCGTCGTCGGTAGATGTTAAAGTTTTAGTGTCATCAGTTATTGCGGCATCTGAATCGTTACGATCTCCACTATATGGTAAATCATATGACGTAGTACGGTTTATAATTGTTGAAAGATTGCCATATCCCGTGATACTATCTTGATGAAAATTTAATTGATTTTCTAGTAAACCAAAACGAAATTCGTATGGATCACGTACTTTAGCTTTTAAGCTACCTAATAGCGTATCTTCACCATCTTCCGTTAACGGTTTAGTGTTATTAGTAATCGGAGCACTACTATTATTTCTATCGCCGGAGTATGGTTCAAGATATGATGTTGTTTGAGCAGCTACTTCAAACTCGCCTTTATAACTTACAATTTCGCCGCCATGAAAAGCAAACTGTGCATCAATACTTTGTTGTATTGGTAATCTAGTTATACTACCGCGTATAAGATTGGTACCCTCTAATATACTACCTAGCTTTAATAACGATGGCTTACGATATGTACTAAGTAATGAACGTCGATCACGGCCATCTACGCTTTGTTGTATACTAATTCCAGCGCCAGGCGCTGATAATCCGTTTCTAGTTTTAACATATGGAAACAAATTATCATATTCGGCAGTTAAATCATCTAAGATAGCAGCTGGTCGTATATCATTTGTTCTGTATGTATCATAATCTGAAATACGTTTAAAGTCGGTAATACCAATACCACCAAAACTATCAGGACCTGTATATCCTGTAAGTACGTTCCATGTTGGTATTACTTGCGAAACTCTGTTTCCGGTACGCTGATTGTTTAATCTAGCTAAACGGTTACCTATTATGCCAAGTTGCGCAACTTCTCTAGCTTTATGTATATCTTCATAACGACTTAAACCACCCGTTGGTAAGATTCCGTAATTTCTAGCATGTAAGCCAATACCAACACCTGCTACTGTTAATAGCGTGTTAATAGGATTATATAATTTCTGAGGACTAAGCTTATAAACACCGCCAGATATGCCTTCAATGTTAGGCGACATTAAGCGTAACAATTGTTGTTTTGCAATAAACGCATTGCCACGTGGATGTAATAAGAACTTACCAACGCGAATAGTATCATGTATCGTACGGTCCGTAAATGCTGCTATACCAGCACGTGGCACATCCAATGCCGACACGGCGCCGGCAACTGTTTTGGTATCTGTTAAAAATCTAAGTTTAGCAACATCCGCAAAACTTTTAATTTCAAAGTTTGTGTTTATATCTCCCCAACGTTGCGGGTCTGAACTACCATCACGTTGAATACCTCTCAATATAAATGGCATACTTCCATATGGATTATATGCCTCATCACGTACGTTAAACTTATTGTACATATCGTCGATAGGCGAGTTAGCAGTATATGTAGCTGCTAATCCCGTTATCGTTTTACTCGAAAATGTATCGCCGTAACGATCTGCGATATACCAACCCGTACGTTTTGTGTCAAACACATGTACTTGTCCGTTTGGACCAATCGGAAATAAACTACCATTACCACGTTGTGCCTTACGTTTAGCACTACCGTTAGGTCCTAATGCAGTATCGATAGGATACGCATCTTGTGTCGTACGTGGTATAAATGATACTTGATGACCCGCTTGATCAAAACCACGTGGTATTGCCGTTGCAGTTAAATCGTCATTATATCGAAAGTCTGATGTCTGTACATTTGGGTTTGGAGTCCATCCCGGATTTCCATACCATGATAAATCAGATGTCATTGTCATTAATGGCATAAAATTCCTTATCTATACGACTTACGTGCCGCGGCTTGTTTTCCAATTTGTTCGATTGCAGCCGAACCTATTTGTACAGGTGCGGGTGTCTTTGCTGCTTCAATTAACTGTCGAAGCAAATTATTCGTTTCTTGTATCAATGCAGCATCGCTTTCAGTTGCTGGGGCGCCAAATAATGCATCGAACATATCTCCAACTATAGGCATCGATGATATTGCTACTTTTGCAGCGTCGATAATACCCGGCCCCATTGCTACTTCATCATTTTTAGTACCTTGTAATATTGTTCCTTCTCTAGGATTTGATGACATTGCTCCTTTAGCCGCGTCAATAACGCCTGGGCCCATCGCTACTTCATCATTTTTGGTACCTTGGAAAATCTTTCCTTCTGTTGGGCTAGCTACTATAGGACCACCATTAGCCCCAACAGCTAAGTCACCCGTTCCCATTATTGTCTTTGCTAAATCTACATCGCCTATTTTGTCAATATTAACGCCTGGTATCTTATTTAATAACCATATAACGCCATCAACGACTGACATTATCGTATCTACAACTAGTTGTATCGGCGATAGTACTAGTCCTAATACAGACTCGCCAATCTTTTTAAGGCCAGATTGGAAGTTTCCAGAAAATAAATCTCCGATACCACTAAAGAAAGTACTAATACGTTCCATCGGACGTTCAATTACCTTCTGTATAAGATTACCAATAACCTTTAAGGATACTTGCATAGGTATGAATAAATAGCCAATTAATTTTAGTATTGGGGCAATTGCTGAAAATATCGATCCTAAAGCTTCGGCTAATGGAATTAATGCTGTCATTAGTTGATCTTTAAGAGCTGACATACTAGCTTCAGCCTTTTCCAAGCCTTGTTGTTTAGCCAATTCTGCTCTAGCCTGTTCAGCTGTCATATCAGCTAACTTTTCAGCTGATATATTCATACCTGTTAGTTTAGCTTTTTCATCGTCTGTTAAAGAACTAAGTTTACCTTGTATTGTTAATGAACGTTGTAATTCATCAACTTCCATACCGGTAGCTTCTGCTAGTTTCAAACGAGCTCGATAACTCATGTTATTAAACTCTTCAATACCGCCGACTTGTTCTAATACTTGTTTAGTAGCACCGGCAATGTCACCTTCTAATGCTAATTGTCGAGCCGTATCTAGATTAATCGTCCTACCAGCTAACGCTTGAAATTCCATTTGTGATGTTAAACTAGATTCTAAATCTAATAATTTATCAGCTACCTTAGACATTGTAGCTAACGAAACACCCATTTTAGCTGCTTCGACGGCTGCTGCTGTTAGTGCTTTTACATTACCGCCAAAATACTTAGCAGTTGTTTTAGCATTAGCGGTAATGTCTTTCATCACGGTACCGACATTAACGCCGGCCTTCAAAGCACTAAATGCTACTTCTTGTTGCATTCCAGCAGCGTCTTCAGCGGCTACGCCCATAGACATAAACTGATTGTTTACTTGTGCTGCTTGGTCCGCACCATAACCAAATGATTTACCAATATCAGCTACTTGAGCTGCTGTTTCGGTAGACATCATAGCCATAGTACCAAACTCTGCAATAGTGGATTGTTGTACTGCTAAAATATCTTTACTAGTAGCTAATTGTACATTTAAACTTTGAGCAGCTTCACGGGACTCATCTGCTATTTTTCTAGCTTGAGTAAACGTTACTCCGGTTTGTAAAGCAAATTCTTTAGCTTCTGCCGTAATAGCTTGTAATACTTCAAACGCTAATAATAAAATAGCTATTACACCACCTTTAGCTAAGCTCGGCCCTATTTTACTAAAACCATTTGTTATTACTTCTTTTTGTATTTTACCAGATATATCATCTAGTCCTAACATCTTTTGTATTTGTTTGCCGCCTGGCATTTTATCAAATGCCCCATCAAGTTTATTACCTATACCATCCGCAGCATTGCCGACAGCTTCAAAACCAGCTTTCGTTTTTGGATTATCCGATATTTGCTGTAAACGTTTTAATTGTTTTTCATATTCTGCCGATTGTTCCTGTGTAATAAGTTTTAGACGACGCGCTGCTGTTATTCTAGACATATCTTGTTCATATGTCTCTTTAGTCATTTTTCCAATTTTTGATAATGGCTTTTGTAAACTATGAGCTATATCTAAAACATCTTCTTCTAATTTAGCAATCTTTGCTTTTGTTTTTAATTGCTTTTCTGCTTCTTTTTGTTTTGCTCGTTGTATTATAGTGTCTTCGAGTGCATATTTTACAGATTCTTTTAACTGTTGCACGTTACGTACTTGACCATTGATTATATCAGCTTGAATATCAACAAGTCTTTCATAGTCTAGGCCGAGCTGTTTAGCTAGTTTTTGTGCTTCTACTAAAAGTTTCACATCTGGCGCTGTATTATTATTTTGTTTAGCCATGGATTACTTTTTGCATGCTGGGTGATCAGGACGACGTTTACATAATCTATCAACAGACTGTTGTATAATTTTATAACTTTGCTCGAAGCTAGCTAAGTCAGCAGCTAGTCCCGGATCGTCCTTTTTCATACGTTCCAATTCGGACATCGTACTACGAAATTTCTTACCTAAAAAGAACGCAGCTAGTTTACTAACTATACCTTCATTCATAGTTATTTGCTTAAGTGCTTTTTGTTCTAGTTTATTAAAAGACATCGCAATTCCTTTTTAATAAATATCGTTAAGCTTTTATTTCTTACGACTGCGACTGCGTGCTTCTTTTATAGCTTTTTCTTCTGCAACGCGCTTATCTTCAAAATACTTTTGTAATTTGCGTATAAAGAAGTGTCTCAAATGTACTGGCATATTATACGCATCTTCATACGTAAATCCATGGCCATGAAAAACTAGATCAAAAATCTCTTGATTGATCGTTAACTTATATTCCGGCGTCAGGCCAAAAAGCGTCCAATCCGAAGGTAAATGAACCTCGAAAGGGTTCTGTGGTCACCTCATCAACCAAATTTACTTTAAGTTCAACGTCAGGAGTAATAGAATTAACAAAGTTTCTAACAGCGCGACTTTCGATAGCTAGCATTTCGTCTACAAATTTACGTACCACAACGCCGTCACGATTACCATCAACTGCAACAACCATATGTTTCATACGAGTTGTAAGTTGTGCATCTTGTTTAATTTTAGCTAAACCAGTTAATTCTTGTTCAATTTTTTTACTGTCACGTTGCGTTAATAGTTTAACCGTTACAGTGCGCTTTGTTATTGGCAATTCAAAATCAAATTCACACTTACCTTGTTCAGTAAATAAAGACCAATCAATTTCTTTGTTATCTAACTGTGTTAAGTCAACTTCAATTTCTTGTTCATTACCCGATGGCGTAACTACTTTAGCTTTGTATTTAGATCCATAACCTAAAACACGAGCTGCTACCATTACTGCATTTTTATCGCCTAACAAAAGATCATTATAATCAACTGGCGTAACAATAAGAGCTTGAAATAATTTATCTAGCACTACACCAGATTTAATATAACTCTGATTAGTAAGAATATCTTCTTCTTTAGCAGTCATGTATTTCATTTCAATCTTACCTGATGCTAAAGGATGGCCCGTTGGATATGGTTTACCTTCACTCGGTAACTCTACAATCTCCGATGGACCTGTATATGTACTTTTTGCTAAAGTTTGTTGTTGCGATTGGTACTGTTCAATTGCAATTGCTTTTAAAGCTGCGTCAGACATTTGTTCCGTAGACTTTTTGTATTCATCATTAACTGTTGGCATAATAATCCTTTAATAACTTTGTTTAAATATGTAAACTTATTTCTTTCGCCCTTTACAACCAGGGGCATCTGGATTTCTTTCACAATAACTATCAGCTAAATCTTTAAGACGTTGTGCTTGATGTACATAATCTATAGCTGCTGACTTTAACTCAGAATCTGTTTTTCCAAGTTTCATTAAATCTCTAATAATGTTTTTAACTTTAATTCCCAATATAACACCACCTACAGCCACACCGATTGCGGTCGAAATAGATTCGTTAATCTTTGTGCCGTAATGTTCTATTGGATCTATCATTATCTTATATAAATATCTATGAACAGTAAAAAACCCGTACGAGACGGGTCTTTACATATTCTTTATTACGATTAGAATTGCAAGATTGCGTAATCGTATTTAATTGTTAATTCAATATTCACCGGATCTTCAGTCGCCCAATCCATATCTCCAAAAGTAGCTGAACTAATGAAAGCTCCTTTCAATGTCCATTCTTCTACTTTATCACCAACTGGACCTAAGCTATTGAAAGTAATGTCCTTCTTGTAAAAGTCACTATAACCATCACGACCAGTTACAGACTCGTGGTGTAAACGTACCCATTCCATTACAGCTTGTGCTCCTGATGGAACAACTGGATCATATAATGTAATAGTTACATCTTGCCAACGGCTTTTACCTTTTAGCTTACGCTCGATATTGATGTGGTCAAGAATAACTTCACCTTGATCAATACTTGGACGAGACGCTGCTTTAATTAGATATGATGGAATCCCTTCTACATACATAATAAAGCGCATTGAAAGTTTTGGTTCAAATGCTGTATAAAATATTTCGTTGGGTGATAATAATTCTGCCATTTTAATTTCTCCTAAATTTATTATAAATATTCTTCAACCATTAAACTTTATTCAGGGAATGAAGCACCTGTTGGAAGAATATTAAAGTCAACAATAATAAATTCGGCAGACTTAGCAGGCTGTAAATAAATTGCTCCACGCATTTCATTACGGTCAATCACATCTGCAGTATTATTTGTTTCATCCATTACTACTTTAAACGCATATAAACCTTGACGTTGTTGTACGTTTTCAAAGTATGGATTAGTAATACTTAAGAATCTATTTCTTGTCGCTGCCGTATTGTTTTCAAATACTAAGAACTTAGTCGTTGAAGCAATAAACTTCTTAGCAGCAATTAATAAACGACGTACATTTACACGATCCAATGCAGATGCTTTCTTTTGAAGTGTCTTTTGTCCATAAACAACTACACCACTATTAGGGAAAGTTGCAATTGGATTCACACTAGCTTCGTAAAGTGTATCACGATTAGCTTGAGTCAATTTACGTTCTGTTTGAACTGCAATATCAATACCACCTCTGTTTAAACCAGCTGGTGCAAACCATGGAGCAGCAACTCTATCAGAGAATGCATATACACCTGGAATTAAAGTACTTGCAGGAACCCATACATTACGTCCTAGATCTGGATCTGGAACTTTTACCCATGGCCAATATTCAGCAACATAGTTACTATCACGATTACCAGCAATACCTGTTGCGGTTGTGATTGTCGATCCATAATTCACCGGGTCAATTACTAGGAAGCAATCACCACGACTTTCAACCATGTTAACGGCTTCTGTTATAACACTACCATGGGCAGCGTCAGTTACGCCTGGAAGAACTAACAAATTAATATCATATTCGTCCTGATTCTTCAATATGCGAATTGCATCAATATATGCATTCTTACCCTCTGCTGCTACACCTAAATTAAATCCTTGTGTATTTGTACTATCAATGTCTTCGTTAAATTGCATTGGATGGTTTACGGTACCATTACTACCGCCGCCAAAACTTCCGGAACTTACACCCGGAATCAAGTATGATAAACTACTATCACGTACATTACCGTTAGCATCTAAATAATTAATAGTGTTCTTATGAACTGTAACACGTACATATTTAGAACGGTTTGGAAAATCTCCTGTCGATTGCAGGAACGGATCTGTCGTACCACTATCCGTTAATGTATAGTATTGGTCACCAATCAATCTAGCAATATAGTTAGGTGAATTTGGATCAAGTGTTACGTTATTATATTGTTCTACAATTGTCTTTCTATTGTTAGTATCATCACCACGACGCAGTATCAAATTAAATGTACCTTTTGTAGTGTTACGTGATGTTACTTCCCAACGTATATTATTGATACTACCTGACGGAAGTACTCCGTTAGTACCTTCTGTAGATACACTGTTTTGATCAGCGCCATCTGCTAATGTAGTTAATGTAAATACTGCAACACTTTGTTCAGTACCGCCACTCAATGTAGCACCTAATACTGCTGCAGTTGGCACATCACTATAAAGTTGATAATATGAACCGGTATAAATTTTAATACCGTTACCTACTAAACCAGCTATAGATGATGTTATTTGTAATGTAGTACTACTAAAAGATGCAGATATTTGTGCACTTAGTTCAGCCGTATTATTAATTAAACTAACTAATCCACTAATACCGCCTGTAAATAAACCTTGATTCGCTGCTCCATAAAATGTGCTTACTGAACTACTTATAAACGTTCCGATAAGTGCTCCGTTAGCTGTTTCAATACGTATACCGTTAGTTTCTCCAGAACCATTACTATAATTGTAACTTGCAGTACCTAACGCGGACAAGTTAACACTAGCAGCGGCGCGTGTAGCTGCACCACCTGATGAATTAATACTAGATGACGCTGCACTATAGCTGCCAGCTAAAATTCTAACTACAGTCATAGTATCGGCATACTTCATGTATTCCTGTACTGCATAGTTAGTTAAATATTTGTATGATTTTTCTGATGCGCCCGAACCACTCGTAAATGTGCCACCAAATTTCTGTAAGAAATCTGAATAACTAGTTACTCTTACTGGAATGCCTGCAGGACCTTTTTGTGTCGGTCCAATAACAGCAGCTCCGATAGCAGCAACTCCAGCCGGTAAAAATGACTGGTCAACTTCGTTCGTAAATACACCAGGTGAAACAATTGTTTCGGCCATTAGTTTACTCCTAAATTAATTTGAAATGTTTCTTATAAATATCGGAGCAATTAGTCAAACAATTATGAAATAGGAATAAACACCCCACTTTCTAAATCAACTTGTCCAGCGCCGTATTTTTTATTGAGTTGTTCTATTAATTCTGTTTCTTTATCACGTAATGATTTGAATCTATTAATAGTTTTTTCGCGATGTTCTTTTAGACTTTCGATGCGTTCCTCAGATAAACGTAATTCTAATTCTACTTGTCCTAAATCAAAAATGATAGCGTTGTTATCATCTTGTATTTTTTTAATGTTATCTAATTCTTCTTGTGTAAGCTTAATTTCTTGTGACATAACCTTTTCCTTTTAAATAAATATATGTTAGAACCCGCCAGGAGGTGGAGTATCTGTATTTGCATTAAATGATTCTGTTTCATTACCAAATGTAATACGTTTTGTAGAATAACGTTTTTGTAAACTAGATCTACGTAATTCGTATGGCATTAATAAAGTAGCTTTTGTATTTAATGGTAATGTAGCTCTAACAACACGATCCTCGCCGGGCGTCGATAGATTTTCAAAACTATAGTCTTGTATGTTAGTTATAAACTTCCATGTAGTACCCCAAGCAAATCCACCGGTAGGCATAATTTGCTCAATCACTGAATTCATTTGTTCTGTATATTCTGTCCATATCAATAAATCATATGACACATCTACATACTCAGGTATACTAGAAACATATAATTCACGGCTAGGGCGTGTTCCTTGTAATACTGAAAAACGATCATAACGATTTGTTTTTGTATATTTACTTTCGAACAGTAATGTATTTCTAGCAAAATCATTACGCGTTTCTGGATTCCAGTTTACGTCTAATTTTTTCATTACATCGCGTTCCGTAATAGAATTGCGTTTCAATATAATTACAGGCGTCATTAAACGGTCATCGCTGTCATATAGAAATCCATTGGCTCTTATTTGTGCCCACTTCTCTCCATTAGCAAACATTACCGGTACCGGAATTAGTTTATCGTTTTCAATTATCTCGGGACGTATAACATCGGCTACGTAGCTTAATATAGCATTGTCTACGTCATACATTGTACAACTAGGTGTTTTAATAGTATCGTTATCGCGACGTATTTCTTGCGAGCGTTCTATACCCTGATTTGTAGAAAAACTAGAATATGTTTTATTTAGATTGGGTGTTGCCATTATAAGTTCCTAGGTACTTGATTTGGTTTATTAATACCAGTACGTACTGGCTCTACCTGAATCATATTCATACGTGTTATATGTGCTTCTACAACGATCGATACATCTAAACCGAAACTACTACGTTCGCTTTGTATATAACCCAAATCAGTTGTTTCATCTTTACCGGCAAAGTATTCTTGGGCATAAGATATATTATCAACTTCATAGTATTTAGCATCATGTAATATTATATCGCCTACTTCGATTACAATATTACGTTCTTCTAAATCTGGTCTAAAGAAAGCGAATTGGCCAGTACGTGCTGTATCAATACCATAATCGTCGCCGGTACTTGTACGAGCGTCACGCGTAATCAAACAATTAACACGGGCCGGTTCATAATATGTTTTGCCGTTAGACTCATTATAAATGTTTGTCTTAGTAGCCTGTAAGTTTAATTTATAAAGAACAATCTCTATATCAATATATCTGTTAACCAATTCACGGTTAAGTGACTTAATTAAACTTACGTCTCGTTGACCGCCAAATAGTGCCATTTTAACCTATGTATATTTTCATTGGTATTTTTGTCAATTGCGAAGCTAATGAATCAGCTTCTGCTTGTTTACGTTCAAGTTGCGCTTGACGTGACATACTATCTAATACTTCTCGCAATTCAGCTATTAGCGCATCCTTCTCGGCTTGGCCGTTACTAACTAACTCCGATCCGTTAAGTGTTATTTCTGCGTTTGGAATTGGTATTGCGGAATACTTACTACGTACGTAACCTAACAATTCTTTTGCCAATGCTAATGTATAACGATAAATCCAACGGCGCCCAACACTATTAACGTAATTATAAACTACGTTTTCATACGGTACATTAGAAAAGTCTGATATAGTACCGGTTGTTACTGCATTAGTACCAGTTGCGCGATCGGCTTTTAAAATATATTCAAAGTAAATCTTCTTAATATTTTGCCCATCCGGTATCGGAAATACTCTTATACGGTCTCTACTCAAGTCAAATGAATAAGCAGATCTACGTACCGTATCATTAAATTCAATTGCTTGTAAACGAAGCATATCTGCATATATTGGCATCATCATAAATGATACACCCGGAGAATAATTACCAAAACCAAATGAATCTAACATTTGTTGTGTACCAATACCCGTTCCAATAAATGGGTCAAAGAATCTTACTAATGCCGGAGGAGCTTCATGATAAATACGTTTGATTTCAATATTATCAAAACCCAAGTCGCCTTTTTCTATTGTTACTGCATTTGGATCTGTTAGATCATATATTTGCTTACCGCCGGTCATTGTAATACTACCGGTATAATAAGTAACGTTACCGCCACTTCCCGCTTCTGTACCATATGCTGCTGCTAAACTAAATATACCACTAAAACCCGGTGTAATTTGTTTACCTGTTAAATTACTACCCGTGTTACCACCTAGTAATCCTAACATGTTATCACGTATATTAAATGCATTTAATTGTGCGCCGTACTCTGTCACGGCTTCTTCAAAACATGCATAAAACTGAATATCCTGTAATTCAATATCATTAATTGGATAGCCAAGACGTTTGGCGCACCAGTCTGCTACTTTATCAGCATCTACCTGAAATTCATATTCATAATCATAGAAGCCGAAAGGTGTTTCTCCGGGACAAAACGATGAACTGCCCGGCCAAATTGGAATGTTAGTTGCCATTTACGCCTTTCTTATAAATATCAGAAATTAGCAGAAAACTCAATTACCAGCATACAAATATCACTAAACCATCTCCACCATCACCACCACGGCCGCCTACAGTAGAACCTGCTCCGCCACCACCACCACCACAACCTATTCCGCCTTTACCGCCAGCTCCACCGGTACCAGCATCATTAGCTCCTCCGCCAGCGCCTGGTGTGAAAAATAAAGTTGGGGAAAATAATGTTATGCCATCCTCGCCAGGGAATCCGCCCGGATCTCCTCCGATACTTTTGCCTATAAATTCAAATGGACCGCGGTCCGGTGGCACAGCAGTACCGCCGCTTTTTGCTCCGCCTGATCTACCTCCTCCGCCGGCGCCACCTTGTGGACGTCCTAAAAATGGAGCACTGGTACCTGCTGTCGTAAATCCACCACTATATCCGACACCCGGTGAAATTGCTAGTGCGGAATTAGTATAAGTCCAAGCACCCGTTGACTGAACTGTAGTAGCTGTTCCATATATACCGGGATGAAAACTACTTACTGCAGCTGCCACAGCTGTGCCACCAGCGCCTCCAGCACCAGCTGTTCCAGCTCTTCCACTCTGCGTACCGGTATGACCTGCATTACTATATGCGTAATAAGTTTGTGCACTGCCAAGTGAGTATTTTGAATTAACGATTGGGTGAAATAAGCTAGTACCAGTCGTTGGAAGTCCTCCATTAGAGCCCGCTGCTCCGCCAGTGCCACCTCGTCCAACAGTTACGGTTAAAATATCGGGGACTAGCATCGCCGGTTGTAAAAATTGCATGTAACCGCTGGGAGAGCCGCCTCCGCCTCCGCCTCCTGTTCCACCACCACCGCCACCTGATCCAGCGCTTATTA